CTTTTCGTTCGTCGTTAAGATCATCCAGGAGCCCTGTCGAGGGACTGGAAAGTTTCATCTCACTTTAGCGCACGTCAGACCATGTACATTTTACCATGGGCTAGCAAATTTATGCAATTATTTAATGTGTGGGAAGACATAACTGAAAATGTCAGAAAACCACACAGCAAACCTATTTTACCACCTGTCAGTTAAAGAGACTGCTCAGAAAGGGGCCAAGATTCATAGGCCGGAAACCAAAGTTTTATAAAATAAGTTTACTCAAAGAAACATAGAACCAACATCAAATATAGTACTAGCAGCCCTAGCTACACTAGGGACAATTGAAGTTAACATGCCAGCACCACGAATGATGTTGTTCAATACTGATGAAACACCATCTGTATTTATAGCCATTTGTGTTTCAGGACGAACCACATTATTGACCATTTCTAAACCACGGATATCAGAATCGGCTAGGCGAAGACCTCGAATATTATTGCCAACTGCTTCCATTATGGCACAGGCTTCATACTCAAAAAGAGTACTTGGCGCTGCACCAGTAACGTATATTCCCATAAAATGAGAATTAGCGGCTCCTAGGAGGTTATCTTCCCCAAATCCGTCTGCAATAATATCAACATCATATTGATATTCTCCAGGTAGAACAGGTGTGTAAACAAGAGTAAACCATTTCTTTGAAACAGGTAAACGAAAATAAGTCTCATAATTAGACATTGTGACGACTGATTGATTACTAAGAGAATTATGACTAGGGACCATACAGCATTGTACAATTCCAGAACGACTAAGATCAGGACCAGCATATCTAATTCTAACTCCAGCACATACCAATCTCTCAACATTATTGAGAGAATTTATATTTGTTGTTGTGTAGTCGGAGTTAAAATTTAAAGCTAAGTATCCTGTTGTAAGTGCAGCACCGGTGTCAAGCACCGGAAACTGACTAGTAAAAGTTGGAAGAGTACCATTGCTTAAAATCAAAGGACATTGATTATTAAGAGTAGTTGAATAATTGTTAGCCAAACGCCGAGGGGCATAAGAGACAGACAATTCACCATTAGTATCAGAAACAGTTGTTCCTCTGATATAAAATTTAGTACGACGAGATTTCAAAGATGGAAAAGTGGGTAAACAGGGTAAGTCTGGTGGGACATCTCCTAAGCCCATAGGTCTATTTGATCGAGCATCAGTAGAATCGAAAAAGGAAAAGGGATTAACCAATCCAATAGCATATAATCTGGCACAAGATGACATATTAACAGGAGGGCCTTTAGGAAGTCGTTTTGAGAAAGTTGCAATTTGATCGCGAGCGACCATTTTTGAACCAGAATTAAAAACTGAACCATCCACAGCACCACCTTGAACTCGTCTAGGTCGTAATTGTTTCTTAGTAGCCGGTCGAACCCGCATTTTAGATTGACCTTGGGCATATTGAGCATACCTTTG